GGATCGTGTTAGGCAGCGCCGCATTGATTTCCGCAGTTCTAATTAGCTCTCGCCCTTCGGGCGTTTGGTAAAACGCGGCCGTAGCTTCGGCCTTCGGTATCCCGAGCTCGCGCACTTGTTTTTCGACGGCCACAAGGGCAGCGTCGATCTCGTATTTACTCGTCAGCGCCGTTTGCGCGTTTGTTGTTGCCTGGAGGTTCTCTCTCTGAAGCGAGAGCAGACCTCCTTTTGTTATATCCGGGTCCGCCGCCTTTGCCGGTGCGGCCATACTCGGACGACCGCCTGGTCCCCCGAGACCGCCGCTTGCAGCAAGTATCGGATTGATGCCGGCATTTCTAAGTCCGATCATCATATACGTCGGACCCCGGGTCAGCATGTTTTTTTGTCGGTCGTGCGCGACCGAAGCAGCCTTGGCGTTATAGGCGAACGAAGTCGCCTGCGATATTTGGGAGCTAGCCAGTTGAGCCGCGACGTCACCGCCGCTTTTCGCTCCCATCAGTTGTGCAGCGCCAGCAGCTGCAGCCATTAGATCCTCAACAGCCCAGGTACGGAGTACTGAGGCATTGGTCGTACATGACGGATCTTAAAGTAGCAGTCCAGAAGAAACTCTGGCTCCTCGACAACAGTGATGAGTCGAGAGATTGGTGGGTTTTCCTCGATGAAAGCATTATTCAGCACGGGCCGCGTAGCAAAGTCGAGGCCAGCGTGCCAGATGTCGAGAGATTGGGCGAAAGTAGATCTGAATTCGCCTGTGATTACGGACTGGCGATGCCGGTATTCCTCGTAACGAGGCTGGAATCCCCAGACCGAGAAGTCCCCGGTTTGTCCAACCGGGTCCCCTGTGCCATCCGTGTAAATTTCGCGCGATAATACGGCCTGCTCCCCAATGTGGGCCAGGTCCGGGAAGAAGTGATCGACGCGAGTTAGCCGGCTGAACATTCTGTTCAAGCCTTGTTGATAGCTGAGATCGGCGCGCACGCTCCCGATCAGCATGAGCATTCCATGCTCTGAGAAGGTTTTGACGAATCCGCGGCCGACGGCCTGCGCCGTCACGAATGCCGCGAGATCGCCAAATACCGTCTGCAGCCCACTCTGCGCATAGATGGTCTGCGCCACGGGCGTAGGATTGATGGGTGTCGACCCGGTAAGCAGCAGCTCCGGGCGAAGAAGACGAATGTCGTCAGTTTGTACACCGAAATGGGATAGCACCATTTCACGATATCGAGTGCCGCCACGTGCGTCCCTCTCCAGTAGTTGTTGCATCGAAATTGCGACCCGCATTTCGTTGATAGTTGCGGCCGTGGCATTTGCCAGGTCCGCAGTCAGTCCAGCCGAACTCCCGATCAGATTCGGATCTGACCAGTCGGCGTCGCCTCCGCTTCCGCTTATTACGCTGTCCCACGAAACATTTGTTGACGCGCTCGCGCCCGTCAGTTTCTCGATGTTCCCCGTGTCGATTGCGAACTCGGGAGGACCTGTCCCCGTGATCGCCACGGTACCCAGGATCGGCGCCGAAGTGCCGAGAGGAAGCGGCATAGCCGTTCCTTTTTGTGCGAAGGGCAAAGCCCCTGTGAAGTAATCTTTTCGCTTCCCACGACGCAGCAACACATAATCCGTTGAAGTGTCGGGACCGTCACCGACGTCCACGACCGGCGGATCAGTCAGATTTTCGTCCCTGTACCATTCCCGGAAGACCAGGTTGTACATCCGGTGCCACATCGTCGAATGTGTGTAGTCAGGCACGTCGGTAGGCAGCGTAAGATAGTCGGACAACGACCCGACCAGGTGCCCGACTGCTGCGGGCGCCACCATTTGTGGAATGGTGTAGTCGTTATGGTCACCCGGGTCGGGCCGTTCCCCCATCATTCTGATGAAGTTGTCCCAGACAAGTCGCATGGGGCAGTGGAACATCTGCCAGTCGAAGTGCAATCCGTCCATGAACGGTTTCAGCGGTGTCGCCATGCGTGCGAAGAATGCTGGCTGAAAATGAACGGTGTCACCAGGCAGCACTTCGTCGACGTGAAGCGGATATAGCAACCCGCTATCTATCGTCGTTTTGTGTGAATAGGAGCGATTGAACGCGCTCCGAGGAAGCCGAGTAGAAGGGATCGTCGCGAACCGCTCGTCGTTACGACGCGACCCTGATGCTCTCGTCCTTGCCATGAGGTTCCTCTATTAGGTCTGCGATTTCGCAGACATGATGCTGCTCGTGTCCGACCAGCTCGCCGGTCTCGACGTTGTACTCGCCGATTTCGTAGAGCGTGAAATCATTGGCGTAATTTGCCATCACGCTGTCGCCCTTTAGTTGGGAAGACAGCATACGCATAGCGGTGTGGCGGTTTTGAGAAGCGAAGGGTAAACCGTAGCCTTGGGCTTTCTTGTCGTGCGTGCTGAAAATTTTCACAGCCCGTCCCTTCTTTGTTGCAGCTCTGCCAAGCAGACTTTTTCCGCGGCATCGCATCTGTCCTGCGTCCACTCTGCGTGGTATTCCGCTGAGCCTTCGGCTCGTTTTTCCTTGACGCCCTCGACCAGATCCGGTCGATGGAGCGCCAGCAGCGTATCGTAGTACCTTGGACAATGAAATGTCCAGTTTGATATTTTGACAGAATCAGTCGAATAGATCCTCACCAGGTTTCGACAGTTGTTTTTCACCAACCAGTCGTGGGCGAGGCCCGGTCTTGTACTCATCCTCCGGTATTCCGGACAAACAGGCGCATATCGTACTACTCCGGTAGTGATATCGACCAGCTCCTCGATCGGACCGGTCGGCGCCTCGGATGACGTTTTCTTCGCGATGTAGCCCGCCACGTAGCAGGCCCCCGCGAAGGTGAATTGCTCGACTGTCGCTCGTCCGATCTTCGTCGGAACCTCGTCGCCTAGTAGCCTTTGTTGCCATAGCTCATCCAGTTCGTACGACATGTGATTAATTTGCCCATCGGCGCTTTGCTCGATGTAGCCGTCTACGAAGTCGTGTCCAAAGATGATTGCATGAAAGTGCGGACGCCCACTCTTACCACCGTATTCGCCGCACATGAAGTAGCGGACAGAATCGGTGTAATGCGTATGCCGCTTACGGTAATTCCGCAGTCGCTTCATGAAGCGCTGGAAGTCAGAGTGCCGCAGCGCACCATCTGGCGGCAAATGTTCTTTGTTATACGTCAGCGTAATTACGCTGCTGTTAGCTAGTTCCGTTGTAATATGGGTTACTGGCTCTCGCCAGTTGGTCGTATGTTCGAAGGCTTCATGGAAGCACCGAACCGACCATTGGCGTTGATCTGCCCGCCGGCAGCCTACGCATTCCCGACACGGAACATTGAAGACGCTCTCGCCCTCACGGATTAACCGTCGGGGGTCCTGGTCCCAGCGGAGCTCCCCGTTCCGCTTCAGGACCCGTCTTGGGTGGTAGCAAGGCACATGCGTTCCAGACTCTGGGGGGGTCTGGGTTAAAGGCGGAATCCGCCTCGTCGCGGTCGCACGCTCCTGCTCGAACGACGAGATTTCCCTCGTCGACGGCCCTTGCTCTTGCTCCGTGTGCTCCGCCCTCTCCGCTTTTGGATTTTTCGTCGTCGCATGGGTGCTCTCTCCGTTTGTTATTTCTTAGGAGGGACCACAGGCCCTCTAAGATAGGGTTTTTATTTGGTTTATGCCTCACCTAGGGGTTGAGTCATAGGATGCTCTGTAAACAAGGTGTTCGAGCATCGTGCAGTGGGTCCCCCCCCAGGGTGATTCGGCCCTTTTGAGGGGCCATCACCCCAGGTGGGGACGCTACGTTTATGCACTTGGGTCCGGTGTCGGCGTGGGGCTGGGAGAAGCTTTTGGTTCGGCCGTGCGGTCTGTTGCTGGAGATATTGCGGGTTGTGTTTCTGGAGCCTTTTGCGCTGCTTTTGGCTCTGTGATCTGAAGACCCGCGTCTTCCAGCTGTTTTTGCCCCTCGTCTGTGCCAAACATTTCGAGGAAGCTCACCCAGTCGTTATTCGCCAGCGTCCGGACGTCTGCAGGAAGTGCGTCAAAGCGATCTTCTGCTCTGTGTACCGCTTCGCGGATTTCGTGTATCTCGGTGGACGCTGTGAAGTCCCCGTAGAGTGGATTGAGCCTGGTCACCGCTGGAAGCGTGCCATGCTTTTGATATTGCGCGACGAGCGTATTAATATCTTGCGCGTCGTCGGGGTTCGCCCCGCCTGTTGTATCCAGGCTTTGCGCGACCCGTGGGCCAGCTCGACCTCGAGGTGGCCGTTTGAATCCTTCAGTCGCCATAATATTCACTCCTTTATTTCGTTCTTGGCGCTGATTTGTTCGGAACGATCATACGCCGGACCTCTCCGCGACCCTCGTTT